GGGTTTTCCCACCGTGGCACGGTAAACAGCTTCCCGCGGAGCATATGCCGTATATAACGGCATGTCCTTGGCAAGCTGACCCGTGTTTGGGCGGTGAACTCAGTGAGCAGGTTAAGGCAGGAAAGGAGCCCAGAAGTGGAACTATCTTTCAGATACACACCACGGACTGAATATCCATGATAGTAATCTGATCCACAGGACTCCCTAAACGGTCCTTCAATGAAGGACTTGCTCTCGTTGACACGGAAACCCAGTATATTCAAGAGACGTATAACGAGCCGCGTCGCTTCCGAGCGGCAGGCTATATCATCTCCGAATACACCAAAGTTCCCGTGCCAACCTATCGAAGGTTTCTCAATAGGAATATTGAGAACACGATAGACAGAGCAAACTACTGAGGCGAAGATCGCTGTTTGCAGTGGGAACGTAAAAGCGTTACCCATGCTACTAAACAATCCAAGCTCAATACAAGACCCGTCTGGCAGGGTGGTGCGTGGAGACCTATACTTCTTAAGGTTGTTATACACAACCCTCGGAAGCACGTCCTCCAACATTCTACTCGACATGGAGTCCGATGCGGACTCCAGATCAATAGTAGAAAAGCCCCATCCGAGCGATCCGAGTCGAGCAAGCGCTCTATTGAGATCGGGCTGACTAGATAAGTCAATTCCAAACTTATCCTTAAGCCTTGACTCGATTGTCACCTTGCAGCCCATCTGAAAAAACATATTCAGAGTGGGTTCCACACAGATGACACGAGCTATCTTGGTCGTTTTCGGCACAAAGCAAAGACGATTTCCAGTGCATAATACCGGCCCGGACCAGGTTAACAGTCGCGCCTTTTCAGCGCTCTGCCAAGCAGGCTGGGAGATGGTACTACGGTTGTATACAGAATACAACATCTGATCAGTGCAACTTAGAGGTGAATCGAACAGCTTCGTATAGAAGTCCTGCCCGCGAGCACCAATGTTGGAGCCTGGCCCAACGTCGCCATTTCTGACGACTGCATAAGGGTCAAGTTCCATCAAATACCCCCCTGGGTTGAAGAAATCCCATATAGCCGATTTGAATTGGCCGTACAGGACCTCATCCAGAGAGGTATTTAGTTGCAACGTCCATTCCTCGCACCTTTTGTTAGATGCAAGGAATTTGTCAAGAGCCGCTGCATTAGCCTCAGTTTCAGTGTTCTCACAAAATTTCTTGAGAATACTGTTACTAAGGGATAA